CTGTGTGAGCGAATCAACGTAATCGTCATGTGTTGCGTCAGGGAACGCACAGATCTGGCTTATAGCCCCTTCTGCCCAGTCCCTTACATATCCTTTGTTCATGCTTGACTCTGGCACCCAAACCCTGCCTGCCCGTATGATATTGGCAACAATTGATAACCGCTGAACTTTGTCTGCCTTGCCTGGGTTGTAGCTTTGTACGGGTAACTGTGCCCTTTGCAAGTCTTGGATCAAGCTGATACCTGCGGCTTTGTCCTCCACCAGAATCATCTCTACTCGCTTCTTATCCTTGCCCTCACCGTACACCGTCTCGAACTCATCCATTACCTTTGGCTTGAGGTCAGGGTATTGCAGGTGGTCTTGCCAGGCATCAAGGATGAGCACGGACATCGGACCATCCAAGGGTTTGAATACACCAAAAGTGATACACGCTGTTGGGTCGTTGTGCGCCTTCTCAGTGAATGCACAGTCATAGCTTTGCAAGATGAACTCAAACTTGGGCAGAGGCATTGGATCTCCCTGCGAGTTGTAGGCAGGGAATAGTTTGAACCACTTGCGCTTGACGATGCCTGTTAGCTCAGGGTCTAAGATCTCAGCCAACACCTCCTGTCGATACAGTGCAGACTCAGGGTCGTACTGCTCGATCTGCTTGCGAAAGTTTGCTGATAGGTTGTCAATGTTGGCGTAGGTGGATGCTGTGGTCAGGGCTACATCACTCCCGTTTCTACCTACCAGATCAACAATCAGATCTTTGGGCTTGGGCGTTGTCGTACATACAACTTGGGTCTTGTCTCCCAAACGAATGGAGAAGCTGAGCAGATCCCAGGCTTCCTGTAGATAATCCCACGCCGCCAACTCATCTAGCCAACCTCCGTGGAACTGTGGCCCCCTGAAGCGCTCAGGCTCCGATGCGGGTATGCCTTTGATGATTGAGCCGTTGATCAGGGTAATCTCGTTATCGTCCTTCAGGTGCTTCTTAATCAAGATCTGAGGTATGACGTTGGTCAGTCCTGAGTCACCCATAAAGCACACATCCTTCAGGTCTGAGTGTGTTGGCGCTCCAACTAGCCACCGAGTCTTGGGATTAGTCCAAGCCTTCCAGAACGTCCACTCTGCCGCAAGCCTAGTCTTCCCTGCGCCCCGTCCACCGAGCACCATCCAAATAGACCAGTCCCAACTCGGGGGAACCTGGTGATCATGGGCAATACTCAGCCACTTGATCCTTGCGGCGTAAGCCATCTGCTCTTCAGGTGGGAGTACAGCGAAGTGAGCCTTCACCTCGGGGTCGGTCAATATCTCTATGACCTCATCAAGATCCTGCATTCGATGCCTGTTTTTTAAGGGTCAAATGCTCAACCACTGTATCCATTGCGCTCTTGGCTGTAACGACAATCTCGCTTTGCAGTGGGTTTTCCTTATCCCCTGCAATCGTTGTCCTATCCCCATACTTCTTAGGCTTGAGCTTCATAGCCGTCCATTTACGGGCATCTATGCGGTTTCTTTGCCATTGGATGTAGGAGTTGCTCAGTTCCATCCTGATTAGCTCACCAGTCCTGCGGTCAATCACTGGCTCTGTATCTGGGGTTTCGTCAGCTATTTGGAGGATCTCATCAGCAATGGTGTCGGCTTGATCTTCCCGTGCACGTGCGTATTGCTCAGCAAACTCTGGATGAACAATCAACCACTCATAGATCGTAGCCTGACTTGGGAACTTTCCTATCTTCTCATCCGCCTTCAGGATTTGTCTAACACTCATACCATTACTGATGAGGGTACAGATCTCTGCCGCTATTTGGGGCGTATATTTTGTTGGGCGTCCACCCTTGTTCTTGGGCTTTTCGGTTACGTTATCCATATTATTCCAATGTCGAACCAAGTTAATGCCTGTATTGTATATCAGGCGTTCTGGATTCGTCTATCCATGCGCCTTATTGTGGCTTTGTGCTGATCGTTCTCTATCTTCAGCGCTCTTACTTGGGCGTTCAGATACTTCATCCTGGCGCTTACATAGTCCAGATAGTCATTCATCTGTTGGAAGTCGGATTCAGTCTTTTGGGGATCGTCCATTAACTTCTTTGTGGCTGTTGTTTTCTTTGTTGCCATCATTAACTCCTAGTTATAGTTGTTGATGTCCTGCCTTGAACATTAACGCAGGTTACCAGTCTCAGGCTTTCGCCACACCAACAAGAATGAGGACTGTAGGTACGACCTGCACGTTACTTTAACTTCCCTGCATAGCCCTTTCGGGAGGTGGGAAAGCCTACAATCCTCATACTTGTTAGCTGTTGGCGGTATTAAGGATACTCATTTAATGCCACAGACCTTCAGCTTGGACACCAACAAATAAGAAGACTAGATCATTGTCACCTTGTGCACAGGCTCCTCCCCAATCTTCTTACTTGTTGTCAGGCACTTGTGCGCCTGATCCTTATCCCAACTCTCTCCACAGTCTGTACACCTGTAGATCACACCCTCTGTTACTTTAGTTACCCCTCTCTCTAAGTAGCGGCCTAGGAAGGTTCTGATCTTCTCTACGGGCATACAATTCTCTGTAAGTAATTATAGCTACATTCCATAACCCGATGCCAACTAGCATTCCAAACACAAATATCCAGACTTCAGTCATAGTCATATCCAGTTACCAAGCAAAGGATAAAGTCAATTATCAGCAATATTGCCATGATGGGTAGTACAGTCATTGCAAGATTAAATAAGAGGTCACGCATCAAGTGTCTCCTTGAGGTTATCTACCAACTGCTGATTGGCTACCCAATAAAGGATAGGCATCTGAGCATTTGGCATATAGAATTTTACCACGATTGAGTCATCAATGAGTAAATTTTGAAAGCCTTTTGCACCTTCTTCAGTCTCAAATATTCCGCCAATCATTGCTATATCTTTCATGTGTTTTTCTCCTTGAGTTTGGCTTCGATGGCCTCCAATGTTGATGCGGCAACACGGTGAAACCCAATAGGCGTATATGGATACCAATGCAACACCCAGACGCTATCTTCCGCTACAGCCTTATGCCATTCTTCTGGTGAAACAAAAAAGTCGGCTTCATAAAATTCTTCAACAGTTTCGTAAACATCACGGTGTTCATTGTGACTCAGATATAAACCACATTTGTGTTCTGGTAACCAGTTCATGTGTTCTTTTCCTTAAAAACTTCGTTAAAAACTTTTGCACATATTTCATCCCATCTATCTTGCGAATATTTTTTATTTGCAATGTCTTCATCTTCAGTCACAGGTATCCAATTGTCATTTTCATATTTATACCACCAAGGTTTACCGTCTTTATTCCCCAGAAACAACATGGTTCTTATCCTTTAATTTAGCTTTTCTTTCTTTGCTAATAAAATGCGTGGTCAAAATAAAACCAAGCAAAACGCCATCAACAATACTTAACCCAATGATTAAAAAAATTTGTCCGTATGTAAATGTAATCATGTGTTCTTATTCTTTAATTTATCTTCTGTTTCTTTAGCAAAAGCCATAAACCAACTAAACAACCAAGCGTTTTGTTCCCCATTATTTAACGGAACTCCATGCCTTGCGCTCCAATCAATTTCAGGACAAGTTTTTCCTTTTATAACTATTAACTCTTCCTCAGTCAACCCTACCCATTCTTTAGTTTGTGGTGTGGTGTAAAGAGGAATCTGAAACATTCTCGGGGTAAATGAACCACGCTTATCATGCTCTGCTTTTAAGTCTTTGTGCATAAACTCTGCGTGTATATCGTTGCTGTCCAACCATCCCACAGGCTCATCCTGCTCTTGATTTAGTGCTTCTTCTAGAGCTTTAATAGCATTTTTAGCTCTATCTGCCCAATCACCACTAATTATTTCAACGTGATACCAAGCGGTTTCCAACGCCTTTAACGCTAGTTCCATTGCTTCTTTACTCATGTGTTTTTTCCTTTAATTTAGCTTCAACTAAATAACATAATTCTTCCCAATGTGGGGTTTTAGAAGCAAATTCGGACATATCTTCCTTAGTTAGTCCTACCCATTTTTTAGTTTGTGGTGTGGTGTAGAGCTTTGTGCCAGGCTTCAAGTCTCTGTAAAGCAAACCTGTACTCCAGTCATGATCGGACACTTCGCCAACAGGCTCA